TGCTTCTTTTATAATTTCTTTTGAATCAGGTAAATTTAGTAGATCTTCTAATTTTTTAGTCATTTAAACTTTCCATTATATGCTACTATTATTTATCTTTTACGTCCAGTGTGAAAAATATCATCTTCAGTTACTATACGGAATAGTATTCCTTTTTGTTTACACCATGCTCTTGCAGCTTCCCACTTGGCTTGATTAACTACGTAATGTGCTTGATTGTGTTTGCTATTACCAAGACGTTCTCGCATTGCTTGATTAGCAGGTTTAACTTCAATTAGTTCTACACGTTTTTTGGTGCTTTTATCTGCATACGAAATAAAGAAGTCAGGTACATAAACAGTTTGTTTACCGGTCAATGGGTTGCGGTAAGGTATACGTACAGCTTCACTTGCCCATTGTTCTATTGCAGGATGTTCGTCGCAGAACTTCATAAAGGTAAATTCCCATCCAGAGCGATACGTAGGAACTTTATTGCCTATGTACTTTTGCGGATTTTTTAAATTAAATTTACCTTGTGCAAAACGAGACATTATACTATAATTTGGCGCTGATCAAATAGTTGTTTTTCTTCAGGTGTTCTGTAGCCTAATGTACTAACTTTACTTCTATTTAAATTTAAAATTTGTGCAACGACATTACTAAGCTGAACATCGTTGATTCCTTTTAGGGTATCTAATAATTTAAATACAGTAAGTTGGTCAATTTCTGCTTGTTGTAATAAAATACTAGCAGTATTAACTGCTGACACATTATCAAAACCTCGCTTAAGAAAGTATCCAATAACTGCGTCAACTTCACTTGCGTTATAGCTAATTTCTTTATTATAATAATTGTCAAAAAACTTTTTTGTAAGTTCTTTAGATTGTGCAGTTGGATTAGAAGATGTTATCATGCAGGAGTTCCTTGTGCTGCTTTTGCTTGATTTAGTGCTTGGGCTCCAAATAGTGCTGCTTTGCCGCCTCTTGCAATTTTATTAACTAATGTTTGTTTTATTTCTTGTTTGCCGCTGGCATCTAACGCATTATAAGATTCTAATGTTGTACCGGGGATTGCTCCAGTATTAAGTGATTTTGCAACATAACTATTTAATGCTGATGGATTGTTTGCTAGTCCATCAGCAATTTCTCTAGTACTATTAAACTGACTAGACGTTGTAGTTGTTGTATTTGTATTTGTATTTGTATTTGTATTAGTAGACGGAGTTGTTGGTATAACAATTTGCTCTAGTGAGCCGCCTGAACTATTAGCAGTAATAGGATTTGTAGATTGAGAACTTGCACTATTAGAAGCATTTGCTATTAATCCTTTAGGCACATTACTATCTTGATCTAATAATTTAGGTGTAAGAAAATTTGACTTACTTATCGATCCAGGAGCATAACCAAGGGGACTAGGTACATTATCGTATAAAGTTTCTTGACTAGTAAATGTGTTTGGCTCGCCGTCTCGGCCAATATCACCGCTATAGTATAACACAGATTCGTATGCAACTGTAATTTGATTTTCCATTGTGCCGGCGCCTTCGCCATAAGCCAAATCACCGTGCTTCCATGCAGACAACAAAGGATTAACTAATGTATAACTAGCCCAGCTCTGTTTTGCTAATTGATATATTTTTATATATTCAAAAAATGGAACTTGCATACTAACAGGGCCTTGAGTAGTTAATCCGTAACTAGGAACGTTTTCGTAAAATTTATCTCGAGGGTTGTATGCAGCATGTATATTATTCTGGCGACCGTCTGCATAATACCACTTATAGTATTCTTCAAGCATGCTACGAGTTGCACCAATATTATCATCATGCAATGTAATATTAATATCTTGGTAATCTACTCTAGTTTGGATATTTTTTTTACGATTATATTGTTGCTTATTTTCAATACTTGCACGAAAGCTAGGAAGATCTAGAGATTTTGCAAGTACGCCAATTTCTTTTTGAAACTTTATTGTGTTTTTTAAGGTTGCATCGCCGACTGCAGGATGCGGTTGAAATACTACATGATATAAAAATTTTGTCTTAGGAGCAAATGCATGACCATATTCACCAAATAGCTGATGTGCATGTCTTGCATCACGTAGGTGAACATCTATACCAGACGTATTAATTATATAGGGATCAGTAACACTCATAGTAATATTTATCCATTTATATTAACCGTGTATATAAAAAAGCGAAGACTGAATTAACAATCTCCGCTTGTTTATTAAATGCCAATACCGCTAAAAGTTATTAGCCAGTGACTGCTGTGCCGCCAACTGAAGCATTAGTACTGCGAGTTTCATTAGAACCAATACCAACAAAGTCATCATCAGCACCAAATTGTATAGCGTTATCGTAACGTATACTTAGTGTTGTTGTAACTGGTTCGTTAGTAGCATATGCTAATGTGTTGTAATTAGCTGATTCAACATAGCAACCTACTAAGTGGAAGCGGTCAATTACGTTTGCTCCGTTAGCGCCGTTACCACCATCTAGAATTTCAATTCTAGTTTGGAATTTATAAGTACCACTTGACACTGCACTAGACTGTTCATAAAAATCAAACTGTCTTTGAATTTGCTGACCAACAACTTTTTGTACATTGTTATTTGCATCTTCACGTAGTGTTAGTGTAATTGGATCCCATGTGTGCTTACCTGCAAGATACGTTCTTGAGTTATAAGCTTCGATCGTCATTTGTTCAAAAGATAAGTTTGGACGAGTTACGTCTACTACTTGTCTTGACATTTCTCTAGTACCGTCAGCTGCGCCAGTTGTACCAAAGTTGTCTAAAAATACCCTGAAGCGATATTGTAATTTTGGCATCAATAAAGATGAATTACTTCCAGCGCCTTCTGTTGGTATCGAAATATTTGTTAATGTTGTAATTGGCATTCTTTTATCTCCTATGCAGTATTTATGCTTAAATGAGTGGAGAACTTTCTCCACTCATTATATGCGCATATTAACCTAGTGCTGCAATTTCTCCAGTGTTCTTAATACGCAACGGAATGTAAATAAATTCAATTGCTTTTACAGGTTCAATTGCAATGTCTAACCATAGCTCATTACGGTCAATTCTTGCTGGTGTGTTGTTACTTTCGTCACACACTGCTAGGAAGTCGTAAAGTGCTCTTAAACCAACTAGTTCTAGCAATAGCGCATCTGCTGCTGCTTTGATCTGATCACGTGTGATCTTATCGTTTGGTTCAAATAGGTATGGTCTTGCTAATAACTCTAGTTGTCCACGTAAGTATACAGTTAGACGTGCTACGTTGACACGATCCAATGCACTTGCATTTTTTGCGCGAGTCTTTTGTCCAAATACAACAAGTCCAGCGCCGCTAATAAACGTAATTGGGTTGATGCTGTTGGCATATAGTGTGTCACGTTGTCCAGTGTTTAGTGCTACGCTTTCAAATTCGCCTTCGCTAGTAATATAACCTGAACTTGTAGCATTAGTTACGCCACCACGTCGTGTACCAGCTGGAGCGAACCAGGGGAATGCAACTTGGTCATTTAATATTAATGTACGTAATGCCATATGACTTGGCGGAACAACAATATTGTTGCCTGCGTTATCACTTGTGAATCCCCATGGGTAATACATACCCAAGTACTCATCACGGCTCACTGCGCCATCATCGTTATCTTCAACTGCTAGATTAACGTTAGTTGCCCATTCATTTAATGAAGTTGCATCCGGTGTTAGTCTTGCTGGCGTGTCACCAACAACAAATGCTGTTAAGCGTCTGTCATAGTTTAGTGTGATCATTTCACCAATTAGTTCTGGATAACCTGGAGTAGCCATTAAGTTAAACTGACGACTTTCTTCGTCACGAATATCTTGGTTGCTGTTAACTAGTGCTTGTAGTGCTGTTACAACACTCTTGCGCTGTGCATGACGTCCAAAGCTACCTGAACCGTCTGCTTGGTTACTTGAATCAGTAACCCAACGATGTGGGTAATAAAGTGCCATAGATTCGTCAACACCAAGACTTTGGTGACGTGTGTTGTTTGCAGTTGTATCTACATAGTTACGCTCAAAACGCTTAACGTTAAATCCACTTCTGCGTGTATTCCATAGCAACATACCTTCTGGGTATAGTGCAGGATCAGGAGCATCTGCGTCTAAGTAATCGTCAACTAGTAGCTCTTCAATAGTTCCAGCAATGTGCGAAGTTGAACTTCCGCCGTTTGTACTCCAACGTGCATCAGCAAACAAAATACCATTTTCTGTAGTTTGGTCTGCTTTGTCAACTAATACCCACTTTGCAAGTGTAGCATTGTAGCGGTAAATTGTACCGTACTCTTCGACATTACTTGTATCAATCCAAAGGTCGCCTTCAACTAATGAAGTTACACCATCGGTTTGTTTAGTAGGCTGTGTAGCACTAACAATTGGACCTGTTGCGTTTGAACTTGGATATTCTTGCAAATAACCCTTCCAACCTGTACCATTGTGTACCATAATATCAGCTTCGTCAACAACTGAACTATACCAAAGTGTACCATCAGCTGTTAAGCTTGATGGTGCATTAGCACTTGCTGTTGCTACTAGTGGCTTCCAGTTTGAAGCAACTACGTCATTAGCAGCATCACCTGTTGGCGCTGTATACAAGTTAGCTTTTTTATTGTTGCCTGTAGCAACAAACCCAGCTAGTGCTAGTACGCCGCCAGTGTCAGCAATTCTAATATCGCCGCCTGTTTTGTGTTGAATAACAATTTTGTTAGTTGCGTCAACTAGTGCAACTATGTTTGTAAAGTTTGCTGCGTTAATTAAACCTGCAATTAAGTCAGCGTCTGTACTTGCACCTAATGTAGTAACATTGATAGTTTTAGCTGTTCTTACTAAAGAGTTTGCTTTGGTTTCTTCTAGTGTAAATGCATATGTATTTGCTGTAAGCTGTGTAGCAATTTTATCACTAGTTATTGAAGTTGCACCTGTTGCTGCTCTTTCAAAAACTCTAAAGTTTACAAGTGTTGGAGTTTCTTCTTCAATATTTGCTTTAACATAAAGATCGCCTGCAAGTAAACTTGCGCCACCGTTTGCTTTATCTAAACCAAACAATGCAGCTTCTGGTGTTGCATACATTGGAGCAGTTACAGCACCCCATAATTGTGTGTCGGTGCTATATTTCTTAACGCTAAAGTCTGCGCCGCCATTTGGTGTAGTTGTTTTAATCCAAAGCGAACCAGTTGGTGCTTCAGATGCTCCTGCAATCTTATATGCCGGAACGTTTGTGTGTGGAGCAATAGTTACTTTTGGTGCTGCGTATATTTTAGCAACAATGCCTAATGCGCCGCCATCATCAGATGCAACGCCTGCATCGCCAACTAGTGCGCCAGCGCCAGTTTCAATTTCAACAGCTACGCCAGTTGAGTAAATTTCGATTGCACTATCAACAACTGCTGCTGTAACACCTGGAATGCCACGGGCGATAATATCAGCTGCAAGTTGTGTAAGTGTTGTTCCAGTTGCAGTAACAACTAAATTATTAATTGTTAATTCGTCACCCAGTGCAATTGCAACAGGTGTTGCTGTTCCGCGTACTGCTGGAAAACTTGCACTCCATTGTGCAGAACCTACTTTAACCCAAGTACCTGCGGTACCGGCTGCTGTGCTGTGTCCTGGAGTTTTATAAAACGCTCTAAATTTCTGTGCAGTGTCGCCTGATGCAATAGTTGCGTCAATTGCATAGTCGCCTATTTGTCCAATTGATAGCTTTGGTGCATCGGTTCCACTGTCAATGTCAGTAGCTTGGACAATTACAGTTTTTTCTACGGAACTAAATGACTGGCCGCCTGTTGTTGTAACTGCTGCTGAATTCCATTCAAGTATACCAAAATTAGTAACTTGTGTGTCTACCCACGCTGCATTATCTGCTGGTTCGCCGCCTGGTGCTGTTGCACTTGCTGTAAGTGCTGCTAGGTCTAAGTCTGCACGAACAACATATGCACGATTTGATACAGCTAAAGTTGAATATGCTGTATTAAGGCCGTATTCGTTAAGCTCTCCGCCGTGGATCATATTATTGTTTGCATCACTGTAAAATAGTGCATCGCCAAAAGTTTCGCCGAGCTCTCTTTGACTAGTGATTAAATAAGGTTTGCCTGCATTTGCTTTGGTAGTACCTGCTGCAATTCCTGTTCCGCTACTTCTAGTTTTATTAGAAGCTGTAGCAACAAAAATCATAGGTACTGTTCCACCGCCTGCCGGAGTGTAGAATGATTCGTCAATTACATTGACTTCTACGCCTGGTGATACTAATGCCATTTTATTTCTCCTGTTGAATAGTAGTGTTTTCTCTATACAGTATTTATTACAATGGCATCAAAACACCTAGCTAATACCATCGAAAAAGGTACCGAAAAGGTGAGCTAAATACAATATGAGACCATTATGCACTTGCGGGCAACGTCCTGCTGCAATAAACTACCGTAAAGAAGGCAAAACTTATTATCGAAAGAAATGCGAACGCTGTTTGCATAATGGTGCTGGACACGGAATACCGTTATGGAAACAACGTGGATACGAAAAGAAGGATGTTTGTGAAAAGTGCGGATTTAAATCAAAACATTCGGAACAGTTTAATGTATTTCATATAGATGGAGATCTACAAAACTGTAGACCAAACAACTTAAAAACTATATGTGCTAACTGCCAACGTATAACTCAAAAAGAAGGTATACGCTGGAAGCAGGGAGATTTACGTCCTGATTTTTAACACTGAGCAGTATCGTAAGGATTAATGTAATTAATAAGTTGTCCTACGTTGAATGCTAAATCTCCAAGTGTTCCGTTATTATCAATAATATAATCAGCCATCCAAGGTTCTAAACTCATCGAATCATTGCTTTCAGGAGGTAAATGATCTGATCTATCTACCCAAATTACTTTATCAAATACACCAGTATTTTTCATAGCATAGTATTCGCGTTTGTTGCGCAAGCCACAATAGATATCGTAAGCAGCAAACATTTCTCTACCTAGAGTTGCTGCATCAGGAACATTATACTCACAAATAGCATTATACCATTCTGCTCTGTGATTATGCCTGTCAGCATAACACTCTTCCTCATTAGCATATCCATACTTGTCCTTTAGATCATTGTAAATAAATTGTTTGCTACAAAATTTTGAACTGCTTTCGAACGTGTATCTATACATATCTCGAAGCATTTCACACACAGTATCTTTGCCATGTCGGCCGTGGCCTATTACTAATAATTTTAACTTGTCCATAATGTTCTCCTAACTTTTATATAGTATATACTATAAATTAAGAGTTGTCAACCGTTAATCGTAGTGTCCGCCAAGAATAGCAACAGTTGCTACTTCTTCATCTAAGATTTCTGCTTCTCTTGTTTTATATGCTGCTTCAAATCCACGTTCATATACGTCTAAGCACTGAGACTCATTATTCCATAACCGTTTGAAATAGCTATTATAATATCCTTCTACAATTTCATCGGATTCTTGTTTTGGAATTAAATGCCCTTTAACTAACCAAAAATATCTATTAGCTTCTTTTCTTACAAACGGTGAACACATTGGACTCTCCCTACTGTAATTGTATTTACATTGGTAGTAGAATGTTAGCGTAAACTTTGGGTGTTTTTAAGTCATTGAAATCATTGGATTATTTTCTTCAATGATTTCAATGACTTAGCCGATTGTAAAGCCGTATCCTGTGCCGCCTGAAACAGCCATGGAAACTTCAACTTCTAGCTTTTCCATTTCACTTTGTGCTTCAGCTTTAAGTGTATCACCGTTAAGTGTTGAACCGCCTTGTGGGCCTGCAATTGTAGCAAACTTTGAACGTGCTTCGCCTAGCATATATTTACAACTAGCAAGTGTATAGTCTTTAATCCACTGACTTGCAAGATAGTCGTTTAGTATTTCACTGTCTGGGCGATAGTTATAGCAGTAAAGTAATAGTTCTTCTTCTGCTCTAGGACGCTGTAGAAGAGTAAGTTTTTTGCTCGTATTGTTCCATTTGAACTCGATAAAGCTACCAAACATTCTACCTACTAGTTCTTGATGTTGTGCAAACATATCATATGTTGCCAACCCGCCTAGCTTTGATCCAGACAACAAATATGTGTTTGTGTATGCTGCGTTAAACGGTTCAAACACACTACCACTTGATCCACTGCCTGCACGTGACCCAATACTGCTACGATACATTTTACGAACTTCCATTACTTCATTTGGTAATACATAATCATTCTGGTCTATAACAGTTGTTAAAAACATATAGCTTTCTTCAACTGCATGGTCACTGCGCATTCTGTAACGTGTTAACGCTTTTTTCAAGCCAGTTTGATAGTGTATAGGATCAAGTTCAACATCAACCATGCCTCCGCCGAGGAATGTGTTAACATAATCGTATACTTCTTGTTTTTGTGTCGCTAATGTCATTATGAAGTTCTCCAATAGTATTTATCGTTACGATAAATATGTATAACAATAGGAGAATGGTTATCCCTCGCTTATCACTATACAAACCGGAACGCGGTAATGATTATTATTTCTTAGACAAGCAAATCCAAGAAATGTTCACTATCGGCGGCACTGACATTAATATTCACAAGTTTCTTGGGGCAGAAAATCCTGCTGAAGGTGAAGGCACAGCCGATCAACCTACATACGATGCTGTAAAAGAAACTAACATACAAGACTTACTATTCTTAGAAAATAGAGATAGAAAGTATGATCCAGACGTATACAGTATGCGTGGCATTTACAACGTTCAAGACATTGACTTTGATTTATCACAGTTTGGATTGTTCCTAAGTAATGATACATTGATGTTAACTATACATATGAACAGTAGTGTTAAAACATTAGGCAGAAAGATTATGAGCGGTGATGTAATTGAATTGCCACACCTAAAAGATGAATATGCACTTAATGATTATAGTGTTGCACTTAAACGCTTTTATGTTGTAGAAGATGTTAATCGTTCTGCTGAAGGATTTTCAGCAACTTGGTACCCGCACTTATACCGCTTAAAATTAAAGCAAATATACGACGGACAAGAATATAAAGAAATATTAGATTTGCCTGCTGAAGAAGGTAGCGACAATACTCTGCGTGACTTGCTATCTACATACGAAAAAGAAATGCAGATTTCAAATGCAGTAGTTGCACAAGCAGAAGCAGATGCTCCTAAAAGCGGATATGATATAAATCACTATTACACAGTGAGTACAAACGATGACGGAAGTGTTGATTTACAAACTGCTGACGATACTGACTTAGAAGCAAGCAATATTGTAGTTAGTGCAGACGATGTAGTTAATAGACCAGAGCGCGAAGGTTATACAGGTTACTTAGTTGGCACAGGTGATAGTGCTCCGAATGGTGCGCCATTCGGCTTTGGAATACAGTTTCCTCGGAACAATGTAAGCGGCGACTATTTTTTACGTACAGACTTTTTACCAAATAGAATGTTCCGATATGACGGAGCACGTTGGGTTAAAGTACAAGACGATATCAGAATGTCACTAAGTAATACACTTGAAAGACAGACTTACAAGTCTAGTTTTATTAATAATACCAAAACTAGTCAAATTAGTGGCGAAACAGTTCAAGAAAGACAAAGTCTTTCTAAGGCACTTAAACCAAAGAAACCTACGGCGGATAATTAATGCAACATTTTTATGACGGTCAAGTAAGAAGATATATTACTCAAATGATGAGAATTTTGAGTAACTTTCCTGTGCAAGATGGCAAAGGAATACAAAAAGATGTGCCAGTAACTTACGGTGATCTAACTCGCCAAGTATCAAACATTATTAGAGAGAACAGTGAAAACAAATTACCCAGTGCGCCTCGTATTGCAGTATATTTAACTGGGCTAGAACTAGATAAAGACAGACTAACTGATGCAACATACACACGCAAAACTAATATTAGAGAACGCGAGTGGGACAACGATGCAGGCGAATATCTTAACGTACAGGGAAAAAACTACACAGTTGAAAGATTAATACCTACACCGTATATGATGCGCATTAATGCAGATATATGGACGTCAAACACTGATCAAAAATTGCAGTTATTAGAGCAAATACTTGTATTGTTTAATCCAAGTTTAGAAATGCAAACAACTGAGAATTTTATCGACTGGACTAGTATCACTGTTGTTAATTTAGAAAATGTAACATGGTCGAATAGAAGTGTACCTGTTGGTGTAGATAGTGAAATAGATATTTCTACTTTAGCATTTACTGTACCAATTTACATTAGTCCTCCAACAAAAGTACGCAAAATGGGCGTTATTACTAATATTATTACAAGCATGTTTGACGAAGAACGCGGAACAATTGAAGACGGAGTTACTGTTCCACAATTAAATCAATATGATGATGTTGCAAAAGCAGGTGTATCAAGCAACAAATTTGGCAATAAAGCCACTTCACTTGTTGCAGGACAAATGGCAAATGTTAATTACAACAAGTATGGTGTGTACGTAGATGTTGATACAGTCCAACTATACTCAAATGGTATAGTTGGTAATAAGAACTGGAGAGAAATATTTGAAGCACTTCCAGGAACGTATGCTGCTGATGTTAGTCGTATGCACCTTACAAGTACCGATAATGATAGCACTGTAACAGGCACGTTTACACTAAGTCCGTTTGATGAAACTAAGATAATAATAAACTGGGATGCTGATAGTTTTCCTAGTGATACTGTAATAGCAGCTCGAACTAGCATTGATTATATTATTAATCCAGTTAGTTTTAATCCGTCAAGTATTAAAGTATCTGGGCTACGATTATTGTTGCTAGAAGACTTAGGTGATGATACTGCAACTAATATACCAGTTGCTTGGCAAAATGCAGACGGCACAGGAATTGTGGCAAGCGCAAATGATATTATCGAGTGGAACGGAACTAAGTGGAATATTGTATTTGATGCAAGTGCTGCAACAGCAGTTACATATACCACAAATCTAAATACAAGTGTACAATATAGATTTAATGACAATGAATGGCTAAAATCTGTTGATGGCGATTACCCCGTTGGGTCATGGCGTGTTGAACTAGCAGGCTAACTTCTTGTCCAGTTGGGTCATAGAGAATTGATCTTGTAGGCTAATTATATGTATGAACGATATGATTACTTGCAGTGGAGCACTGTTTTACACCTTAGATACAAATAGATTTTTATTCTTACACAGAGCGCAAGGTAAGCGTAATAATCTGTGGGGTCTTGTTGGTGGCACTAACGAAGGTGCTGAAACACCGTGGGAAGGTCTTACTCGAGAAATTGAAGAAGAAATTGGATTTGTTCCAGAAATTAAAAAGACACTTCCGTTAGAAAGTTTTATTTCTCCTGATAGTAAATTTTATTTCCATACATATTTGTGTGTTGTACAGGAAGAATTTATTCCTAAACTTAATATAGAACACAACGGTTACGCATGGTGTAGTTTTACTAAATGGCCTAAACCCTTGCATCATGGATTGCGTAATACACTACAAAGTAAAGTTAATCTAACCAAGTTAGATACTGTTTTTCAAACAATTAATTTACTTGACAAATAACCTAAACGATAGTATAATAGAAGTATGAAAGTATTAATTCTCGGCGATGTAATAATCGACAAATATATCTATGGCACTTCAGAACGTTTAAGTCCCGAGGCGCCTGTACCTGTGGTTAAGTATCAGCGTGAAGTTGAATCCCTTGGCGGCGCAGGGCTTGTTTACGAAAACTTAAAAAGCCTAGGGGTTGATGTAACACTATTTGAAACCGAGCAACCTAGCAGTATTAAAACTCGAGTGATTTGTGACGGACATTACGTCACACGCATTGACGATGATAAACATGCAGATGGTACATCGGTATTAGAAACTATAGAGTTACAAGACTTTTCAGAATACGAGTATGTTATATTAAGTGATTATAATAAAGGTGTACTAGACGAGTCACTTGAAATTATTAAACACATTAACAAATTTAATTGTAAAATAATTGTAGATCCTAAAGAACATGCAAATCAGTATAAGGACGCATGGTTAGTAAAACCTAACAACAGCGAATTTACTAAATTTGGATTCAATGATTGGCAAGGTAATATTATTACTACTAATGCAGGCGATAATGTAGTTGCTATTATAGATAATACAGAATATAATATTCCAGTTGAGCCTGTAGAAGTGTCAGATGTTACAGGTGCCGGTGATTGTTTCTTAGCAGCATTTGTATATGGCCTGACAAAGCAATACAATTACAAGCGTTGTTTAGAACTTGCTGTTAAAGGTTCTAGAGAAGCAGTTAAGCACGTAGGTACACACAAGCTTGCTGTAAGCGATCTTGAAGAACGTATAGTGTTTACTAACGGATGCTTTGATATACTACACACGGGTCACTTTGAGCTACTAGCTGAAGCAAAATCGCTCGGTGGAAAACTAATAGTAGGTATAAATTCAGATGAAAGTGTTAGGCGATTTAAAGGTCCTAAGCGTCCTATTAATAATGTAAACAAACGTAAAAAGCAATTAGAATTATTACCGTGGGTAGACGAAGTAATTGTGTTTGACGAAGACACTCCGTACAGATTAATTAAAGAAGTAGTTCCGCACGTTATTGTAAAAGGCGGCGATTACACAGTAGAACAAGTTGTAGGACACGATTTGGCAGAGGTACATCTTGTTCCTACAGTTGAAGGTTATTCAACAACAGAGATTATAGAGGCAAGCAAATGAAAATATTAGTTACAGGAAACGAAGGATTTATTGGCAAGAATGTTGCAAGTTATTTGCAACAACAAGGCCACGAAGTTGAAGGGTGGGAATGGGAACCAGGAGTACTTCCGCACACCGAAGGTTATGATTGGTGTATACACTTAGGTGCTATTAGTTCAACTACATACACAGATGTTGATCAGATACTAGAACAGAATT